CGGAGGTAGCAACTGTGGTTGAACTTGCACCAGCTACGGCTGCATCCAAGATGATTTGGTCAAGTTTACGACCTAACGCCATAGCGATAGTAGTCGCAATCTCTTTCCGTTCATCAAAGTTGAACTTAGTAGCGTCAGCGATTGAGATGTAGTCACCTGCGTCAAATGTTAAAAGTGTTGCAGATGGTTGAGTGTAATCGACACCGATAGGAACGATATCAGCAGAAGGAATGTGTGGTTGAGCAATACCAGAAAGAACCTTACGGAACTTTACTGTGTCGCCAACTACTCCGGTCTTAGTGTAAACCGTGTCGCGGAGTTTCCCAATACCTTGATATTGTTTCTTAACTTCAGCATCGAAAAGTGTTTCAAATACTGTTGAAATATTTACAGACATTGCCCTTTTCCTATGTTTGAATTGTTAATTCGCACTCAATAGGCCGGTATTCCGGGTTGTAGCACTTGGATAGAACGTCCATCCCTTGCGCCAGGTCTTTCCCTAATGTCTGTGGGTATGAGGCCACGATTTAATTATGCGGCCTCACCAAGTGCTTTTGCAACCCTTCTTTCAACATCTTGCCGATATGCCGCGTCAGTATCATAACGCGGGTCATTCACCCAAGACTGAATCTCTAACTTGCTTGGCTTGCCTGAGTCAATCGTTGTTGATGTCGGTATGCGTTGCTCACCTGATATTTCGCGGATTTTAGTAAATACCCGCACTTGTTCAGCAGTAGTCGCCATCGCCGATATCGCAGCAACTTCCTCCTTAGAGAAGATACCTTGGTTGTATTGCGCGATAATCCAATCAGTATTTGCTTTAATCTCTAACTCCCCGTCTTTACCAAGCTTGGATATTTCTGCCACTTGAGCCGCTTTGATATCATCCTCAGATGGAGCTGGTGCGTCAGGACTATCCAGCATCCCACCTTCTTTAGCTTTGGCTAGGAACTGGCCTACAAACGCATCAAACTTGTCTTGGGATAGTCCGGCCTCAAATGCCACTTGTTTAGCAAGTTGTAGCCCTTTGTCGTCATCAGGAACGAGTTTAGAGATTTCTTCGTCGAACTTAACTTTGTAATCCTCTGCTTTCTGCGGGACATTTTGCTCGCCTTTGGCTAGTTTAGTGCGTAGGTCTTTAGCAATTTTGTCGGTCTTTTGGAATGATTCCCAGAGCTTATCAGCTTTATAAGTTCCGGTTGTGCTGTCCCATAAATCTTCAGGCACACCTTCGGGACGCGCAGCCATTGGTTCTTGCTTCTTAACGCCCTCAAGCATTGGAGTGTCTTGTACACCTTCGGATTTTTCTTCAGGTGTTTCGATGTTCATTAATCCTTCACTCATTGTTCTTTCCTTTTTCTATGCGGTTAAGTATTTCCCGAACTAGATTGTTCTGGCCTTCACGCCAGATACCGGTGTTCACTTCCTGTCCGGGTAGGAAGCACGGCTTGTCTAATGTATTTGTTTTAAGATATTCAAGAACCCGTTTGCCAGCATCAGAGCCAAAACATTGCGTAAACCAAGCGTTTAACTGCTTGGCCTTGATCTCAGCTTCTTCTAACTTATCAGCGTCCGGGGTGAAGTCCCCTTCAATATCCCATGTCATTGTTGCGGTTGTTGCGCGGCTGCTTGAGTTGCTGCAAGCTGTGCCGCTTGTTGGGTTAATTCTTCTCTCTCGTCCTTATTGCGTATTAGTATAGCAGGAACGCCTAGCTTGTTACCGATATATTCCGGCACGTCCTCGACCTTATAACCAAGTTGAAGTGTTTGTCCTGTCGGGTCAATCTGCATAATCATACCCATCGCTTGAGTAATTGACTGCACATCTTCTAAGTTCTGTTGCTTGGCGATCGGTGAAAGTACCTGCAATTTAGTCAGGAATGTGTCAATCTTTGCATATTCTTTTGGTAATTGAATCCTGCCCTTACGAATGAGAATAGCGATAATCCTTCTCATTGTCGGCTGGACGAACTCAAACATCAAGCGCCCATAAGCTGCGCCGGTATCAACCATTGAGGCTTTAATCCTCTCTGCTATCTCAGTAGCAGAACGAACCGGCCCTGTCGTAGGCGGAAGCTGGTTGTTCATCGTCAGTTTCATGATGTCTTGTTTTAATGTCTCGATCTCAAACTGAGCTATATTGAAGTTACCAGACTGAGGAAGCGGAGCGATAGACGGGCCATTAGGGCCGGAGTTGCGTTCTACAGGTATAAACCCACCCGGGGATATTTTTAGCGTTCCTGCGTTGATTACGCCTTGATCTGCCACGGTATAAACACCGATAGCGTTAAGCTGGAATGAACGTAATGAGTACTCACGGACTTTGTTAAGCGTGTTGATGTCTGGCAGTGCTTGTAGTAGTGGCCCACGACCATAAACTTCACCGGCAATCTTTGACCAGCGAACTATTACCCAAGGGTTTTCTTCATAAGAACGTGTTACAATCTTGTCGTCGTGCTTCTCACTAAATACACAGTAAAGCCATTTCTTCTTATCATAGTCGTAGTAGGTACATTCAACTAATTCAATTATCGCTTCAGGGGATTCTTGGGCTTGTGTTGCTATATCACTAGGAATCTTAGCGTCTTTCCATTGTTCTTTTATCAAACGTGCTTGAATCTTATGTTTTCTCCATATTCCATCAACTGATCCGCTTGGGCCTTCATCTAGGGCGAGATGAGCAATAGGCACGGTTATGAAATCAATCGGCTTTTCTTCTGTCGCACCTTCCATGATAAGCATCGCACCTGTGCCAGCGGCGAGGTCATAGTACATTTCTGAAGTAGCTACGTTGAAGGATGAGGTGTTGATAGTGTCGAAAACTATCTCAGTAATAGCGTCTAAGGCTTCATTGAGCGTATCACGGGCTTCTTCTGGGATTAGGGAGCCAGCTTTTAACTCAGACCATTTAACAAATGCAGGAGTAAGCGTTGACTGCATATTATTAACAAACCCATTAGCGGCGGCGATCCCTACGGAAGTATATACGCCTTCCATTCTTTTAGCGCCTGGTGTGGTTTCGCTTATCAGGTTGCGCTGTGGCATACAAACACGGTAACAGCTTTCATACAGAGTACGGAATAGCTCCTTATCTGCAAAGGCTTTAGTTGAGCGTGTTTTAAGTTTGGATAATTCCATTTAACCTAATGTATCTTTTAAAACGCCTGTCTCCAGACCTGTCAGCAAAGAACGTGAACCGCTATTTCTTCCTAGCTGTGCTTTCTTCTTAGAGTTTGTTGCAGCTTGTAAGCGTTCATTTTCAGCTTTCTGTTCTGCTAATTGCTTGTCTTGTGCTGATGTGTCTATTTTCGGTGGCTTTCCACCTCCTAACATCTTACCCATTTAAATCCTCATGAATTATTACTGATTTAGGCTTCAGTTTATTGTAAAGTTGCCGGGGTGTGATTTGCAACCCTTTAATATTTAACACCGCCTTTGTCATACCCACGCAGTTCCATCCCCACCTGTAAGCCGGGAAGTAATGATAAGCTTGCCGACCTTTGTATTTTAATATCGCAGTAACATCAGCCTTTACCATATCGCAGAGGAAAGAACTCATCGGTTGATCGACTACGTTAATCGCAGCATAGCGTGTTCCCATGTTGATGATGACGGTTTTATCTTCATGAGCATAGACACAAAACACATGAGCGAAATCCTTGTTAATCAAATGATTCCACCAGAAAGCCTGTTGATTAGCACGCTCAAATATGACGTAATAATCCCTAGTAAACATTCCAATCCTGCACGCTTTGAATGAATTGTGCCGGTCTAGTCTTGTCCTTGAATCCTACAGCGAAGTAACGAAAAGCATCGGCGTAATCGCTAGACCAATCATGTAAAGGCGAGGTCTTGAATACTTGACGCTTCTCATCCCATTCCTTGCGGTAATGCCTTAAAGCTTCCAGTCCTTCCCTACACTTCTCCCGATCAAAGTAACAACGTGATAAAATACCTCTCACCGCGCCGATTCCATCATGGACACCGAGGTTAGGAACTGTCTTAAAGTTAATGCCTAGTGACTTAGCGACTTCTAATCTTGATTTACCTGTGCCTATTTCTCTAACGGCGATGTCATGCGGCGCGTTATGGCTTTCGTAGGTGTAACCTTTCTGGTTCAGAATATTAGCGTAAT